CATAATTCTTTAGAACTGCAATACGATTTTGATATCTTCTCTTTGGTTTTCAGATCTTGTAATAGATGGTCTATTATCAACATAAACCAAATCTCCAGAATATTTTTTCACTTCTGGGTTAGAAACACCTTTTGTGAATGTCTGACCAAGATAGTAACTTAGGTTATTTATGACGAATTTATCATCACTAAATGTATCGTCAATTTGTAAATCCTGATTAGAACCAGTAATATTTAAACTACCACCAGTTCCTGGAGTTGCAGTAAACTGAATTAAATCATTACTATATGTTCCTATCTCATCAGTATTTTCTAAATCATTATCAAATCCATGAGAAATTCTATCTTGCCAATATTTTAGAACCCCAGTATTTTTATTATAAGAAACAACTCTACCAACTGCTGTTGCTCCAGCAGAGACTGTCTGGGTAACAGTTGCATTTGATTCAAACACTGCATTAATATAATCGTTTGCAGCATTAACACCAGTAAGTTTCAATGCATACAAAGCACTTGCTTGATTACTTTCAAGAGCTTCGGTTGAATTAAATTCTTCTGGATTTGCAATAATTCCAATTCTTGCAACTCTATTTCCAACAATAAAGTCTGGATTTGTAGCATCATTCTTAATTTGAGAATAAATTAGGACTTTTGTGCATCCCAATTCTCTATAGATGTCAGCACCGTGACCGCCTTTTGGTGGAATAATGACATCAAAAGTTGGAGTGGTTGTAGAACTGGTTGGAAAATTTCCTGTAGTTAAATCAATACGTGCATAAGTATACCCAGATCCACCATTTGAAATAGTGACAGAATCAACTTTTGATTGGTTATCAACTACGATTGTTGCTTCACCACCAGTTCCATCACCAACAATATCGCAAGTATAAACTTGGTTTGGTGATCCTACATTAACACCTCTAGTTTTGACAGTTGCAATTTTTAACTGACCACTATTTTGTGCATTTAATCTAACTGATTGATATTCGTCTGCAGTGTCCCAATCAGTTGGAACTGTGATATAATTTAGAGTATCGAACTTAATAATATCATTTGGATTAATTGTATAAAGATACTTCCAAATATATCCATCACCACTTGTACCAGCACTTCTTGGTTCTAGGTCAATGAACGTTGGTTCATCTAGAGAAGGTCTACCATTTGGGTTTTCTGGATCTGTCCCATTTTGTAAACAAGCATATACTTTAAAGTCTTTGTTTACGACAAAGAAATTAGCAGAATATAGACTGGTTGCTAGTGATGGTTGTGATACTTTATCCCTATTGATGTCATGTCTATACATGTCATAGGTAATACCTGATGTCCAGGTATTTTTCTTCAAAGCAAATCTAACATTATTAGAATCAACTTTTTTCAAACCAATAATTGTATCCCAGTTATGGTTCTCCTGGTCAAAATTGTCTTTTGGTGCAGGAGGATCTTCATCCCAGGAACTCAAGTATTCATTTGGATTTGTCAATCCAACGAATGTATAATAGTTATTGTTAGCAGAAGTAATTTCAGTAATGAAATTCTTTGCATTCAATATTCTAAGTTGATCTGTTACAATTGCAGACATGATCGTTTATTTTCTAGTTATTTATTAGGTTAATCGTAGGGTTATTTATGATCAAGCAGTGAAATATGTAATTGTGACACGAATATCCGCAAAGTTGTCTACTTTGTCCGTAACCTCCACGTTGCCAATAACACCACCGTCTAATGTTTCCTTGATAACAATTACTGAAGTTCCAGCAGCAATTTCGGCAGTTAGATTAACAGTTGATGCTGCCACGTTAAAATTGGAAAGAGTGCAACTACCTACTGCAACTCCCTTTGATGCTCCAGAATTAGAAGGAAGTCCTGTGATTTGAATAGGACCAGATCCTGCACTAGACGTGTTGATGTTAGTAAGATTACATATTGCAGTAATCATGTTTCCAATCCGAATATAGGTCCCTACCCGACTACCATAAGTGTAGGTTCCAGCCGTAGTAGCACCTTCAAATACGGGTGTCCATGTCGATTCAGTTATTGCTCCATAAGTATTTGTATCAACAGTATATGATCCAGCACCAGTTCTCTTCATGAAACCGTTACTGGTGAAATCACCATCCACAAGAACATCGGCATGACTTGTTTCTGATGTCAAATAAGTATTTGTATCAACAGTATATGTTCCAGCACCAGTTCTCTTCATGAAACCATTACTGGAGAAATCACTATCTAAGATAGCATTACCCAATGATGTTAAATAACCCTGAGTGCCATGATCTCCCCAACCATATGCTGTGTTCCAGTTACCAGAATTGTCAGTTACAATTGTATATGTTCCAGCACCACTGCGTTTCATCAGTCCATTACTGGAAAAATCACCATCTACAATAGCAGTTCCTAATGATGTCAAGTAAGTATTACTATCAACAGAACCATCTGCTTTTAAGAATTGAGCAGATGTACCACCAGATCTAACAATAGATCCACCAGTTATACTTCCAGAAGCAGAAATAGTTCCAGAAGTAAGTGTTACATTACCATTATCAAGTAAAATATCACCAATTCCAGTAATATCAAAATTATTGAGATCTAAATCAGCACCTAGTTGAGGTGATCCATCTCCCAATAGGTGAGTTGAAATGCCTGTTAGTGAAGAATATGGATAGTTAGTTGCATCAGTTAAATCAAATGCTGGAGTATCATCACTTCCACCTAAAGTTACTGAAATTCCACCATAAGAAACATTTGAGAAACTTAATGCACCATTTGGAATTGTTTCTAGTAAAGCACCAGAACCTTGAAATGTAGTTGCAGTAACAATACCAGTTGCATTAACACCTGCTGATGTTATGGTGACAGCAGATCCAACATGTAGTTCTGTTGCAGTTATAATACCACTTGATGCTCCAAGAGTAATCTCAGTTCCAACTCCTACAGAATCATTGAATGTAGAAACACCTGTAACATCCAGTCCATTTCTTGCAGTAACCAATCCAATAGAATCGATATTAGTTACATCTTCATAAGTGAGAGTTCCTGCAATGGATACATCTCCACTAAATGATGCTCCAGTAGAAGTAACAAATCCAACGGTAAGATTTGGACTTCCTGTTAGTAAATTTGAACCATCTCCAATTGCATTATAAATTTCCTCAAAATTCTCATTAATTTTGACGGCTCCTGTAAGGAGAGTATCTCCAAGACCATCATTTGGTGCAAGTCCAGTTCCTATACCTTGTAGTGCCATTATTATAGACTAACTTTATGACTTATTTATAAGCAGACCATTTAATATTGTTCCTACAACGAATTTCCATGTTTATAGAAATCCTCCATTCGTCCGTTGGAACAAAATTTGGATCGTGATACAAATCTCCAGGAAAAATAATTAAATCATCATTTCTTGGTTGATAAAATTCCCATTTTCCAGATTCTGGATCATCTGTGAACATAATTGGTCCACATTCATGACCATTGTGTTTTGGAACGTTCAAATAGTAAACTGAATTAATCGTACATTCATGAATATGTGGGTTAAATGCCCAATATTCATTATTTGTACAAAATGCCCAACACCTATCACTATTATCTGGTTCATAATTCAATTTACCAAACAACTCTTCTGCTTTTTCGGTAAATTTTGCATATAAAATAGAAAATAACCCAGTTTGATCTATTTCTACTGGATTATTTGATGTATATGCATTTGAATCTCTGATTAGGTGTTGTCTTCTGCTCTGAAAAACATCATCAATCATGAGTTTTTTATCACTTTCACCGATTTTTGCAAAATCGTGTAGTATAATCACTGGTAATTTCATTTTATCAATGTCAATATTGAGTATATAGTTTAGATCTCAGATGGAATGTTCTACGAACAAATGGTGAGGTAGAAATGCCAGCAACAGCATTTTGATGATAAGAAGTAAACTCTAAAGGTTCTTTTCTACTTCTAGTTGGGTGCCAATTAATTCTACCCCAAGAGAAGTTTCCAAAATAACCATTATCTGGTGCAACACTATCAAAAGTTAACTCAGTCGAATCAAAAGTTTCTTGATCATTATCAAATGTAGCAAGATCTTGTGAAAGACCAATAGGACCTGCTGTTAGAGTAGTAACCTTAACGACATCAGTAACCCCAATTCCAGGAACAGTTTCTGTAATTCTATCAATATCATAAACTTGGAAGATATTGTTGAATTTGTCAGTAGAAATACTAAGTGTGTTTCCATCATTATATAATGCAGTGAGTCCACTACCAGTATTAGTTCTGGAAGCAGTAAAATAGTAACTTGTTACCAGACCAGTAATACCTTCAGTTGTAATCCCTCCAGGATTAATTCCAATGTCTCTAATGAAAGAATCAGGTGGAATGTATAGACTTAGTTCTACTGCAGTTGAACCAACACCAACAGTTGTATTTGCGACAGAAACAATAGTTCCATAATCACCATCATATTCAACTTGTCTAATAGGTTCAATTTGTACTCTTGGTGGTTCAACATTTACAACTGGTACTTGAGTTCCAGTATATCCAAGACCATTATTTGTAATTGTAACAGCATTAATAGATCCATTAGAAATTGTGCAAGTTGCAGTTGCTTGAGTGCCTCCAGGTGATGGTGGTCCAACTGCAATTTGTGGTGCAAAGGTGTAACCAGTACCAGCATTTACAATTGTAAGGCTGGTAACAGATCCTAGACCAGAAACAGCAGCACTTACAATTCCAGTTCTTGTTTCATCTTGTGAAATAATTTGAATTTGACCAAGTTTCTTTGCTGCTAGATTTTCTTTAGTGTTATCAAAGAATGTAGTAACTGCTTCAACCCAAGCAACCGTAGTATCAACACCAACTGGTTGAATTAGATTCGTTGTTGGGAAGATATATGGTTCATACAGTTTTCTATCCTTTCCAACATATTCACCATTAATAAAGAGATCTTCTGTCTGCTTACATGCCATCAATGGTCTTTCAATTGTTTCATCATTTAATCTTCCAATACCACTGTATGGGTTTGTAAGTATAATATCAGAAGCTAGGATGTCTTCTACAGTTCTCTTATTCTCAGTTTGGAAAACAACATCAGACATAATTTTAACCTTATCACCAACTTCAATAGGTTCTACGATATCAACCTCCTCAACGTCAACATCTCTAGTTCCTCTGTAGAAAATAATTCTAGAAGTATATTCTTCAGGAATTGGTTCAGCAAATATAAGCAAACTACCACCCTTAAAGGTATATGCTTGATTAGGAATTTGTAGAACATCATTAATAAAGATCAATAATGTTGCTGCGACATCAATTTGACTTCCAGGTCTTGCTCTAATTGATAATCTATCACCTTGGAAGGAGATTGGGAATACTCTCCTAATACCATCAAATTGATCATCTAGACTATCTAATTGTTGAAGTTGACCAAGAGACCAGGAATTGAATTCATCACTATGTGTTTGATTTACAGTGATTTGGAATTCATCAAATGTCTTAGATGTATCTGTAGGAATACCAGTAGATCCACCAATTGCAACAGTTAAAATTTCACCTTGACCATAAGCATATCCATTGTTATTAAATTTAAATTCACCAACACTAGTATCTCTACTGACGAACATATCAATAGATGCAGTTCTTCCAATTCCTTCTTGAGGAGAATCACTAGAATAAATTAAAGGAATATCAGTATAACTTAGTGGTGAATCAAATCTAATTAATGGTGGATTTGTGCTTGTATATGCAGTTCCTGCATTAGTAATTGCAACTCCAGTAATATGTCCATCAAGAGCAGTTGCATAACCAATGATAGAGACATCAGAAGAAGTCTGTGCAATTACATTAATATGAGTTTGAATACCAGGTCTATAACCAGATCCACTGTTACCAATGCTAATAGATGTAATTGAACCAAATCCAGAAATCGTTGCAGTACCACCCGCAGCAACTAGTGGTTGATATCCAAGACCAGTAGTAGATCCGATACTTACAATTACACCACCAACAGGTAGATTTGGAACATTAATGTCTTGACCATCTGCTGCAGTGAAATCATCAGAAGAAATAGATCCATCAAATAGGATCTTAGTTTTTCCACCAGTTTCTACAAACTCATAATTACCCGAAATTGAAGATACTCCAGGTCTTGTTGGTTGCTGGAAGATATCCTTAACAAGAACAATAGCATTATCCGTGGAGAGACCAACAACATCTTGACCGTTAAAGGTCATATCAAATGCAGTTCTAATTCCAGTAAATTGAGTAGAGATGTCGTCAAAGATGTAGTTCTTAGTATAAGTCTCTTCAGTTTCATCAACAATACCAGATCTCATAAATGTTCTTCCGTGGAAGTATGAGTTGGTAGTAATTCCAGTGAAGTCTCTATCAGAAGGATCAACAAATGGAACACCAAATTGATTAACATCTACTGTGACAGGTACTTTACCATATGGTGCAGATGTGAAGTTGATTGTAGAACCAACAATCTTATAATCACCTTTTAGTTTAGTTACTAGAGCACCAGCAGTATGAATACCAAGTTCAGTTCCTAACCAAGGTCTTCTTACCCTAATTTTATCTTGTGTTCCAACACCAACAGTTTCAACCAACATTACTTCATTATCAATCTGAATAATATCATTTGCAAAGATTGAAGTAATTCCTACGGTGTTAATTAGTGTCAAATCTAAACTAATATCTTCACTAACACTTGTTGTAATTCCCAATCCAACAACTGGAGATTGCATCATGTTATCGATTGTAAAGACACCCTTAGCATCCTTATTAGTTGCAGTAATTTTATGTAAAGTTCCAACACCTACACTATTCAAAGTAAGTGTTATGGGGTTAAACTTAAGAGCATTTTCTGCACTATCAGCAAATCTAATTTTACTATCATTAACCTTAACAACATATAGATCAGTTGGTAGTTTATCTGTACTTCCAACTCCAGCAACGGTAGTTGTGGCAATTCCAACTCTAACATCATCATCATTTGGAACTGTATATTGGATTTTTTCTCCAGTAACGAAGAAATGGTTTGGTAGAATTAGAACATTTTCATTTGTGGAAACTGTAGTTCCTAAAAGACTGGAGTCAAATGTTCTTTCAAAGATTAAATCATTTTGATGTCTTAGTTCAAAACTTCTCTTGATATCATTTTCAGTTCCAGTGTAGGTTCCATGTAATGTAGAGAATCTACCATTTTCATAATTGTAGAAATTGTCCGAAATACTAAGATCAACCAATTGAAGTTGATGCGTGAACAGACGAACTTCAATTTCTCTTGTAAATCCAGGATCTGCTGGATATGGGACAAATTCCAGTCTTGCTTTTTTGGTAGATGGATCAACATAAGTTGTAAATGTTCCTAGACCAACGTCTTCAAAAATTCCACGATTACTAACTCTACCAAATTCTGTGATATAAGCATCAGTTTCATTATGAGTAAAGACTAGTTCAGACATCTGAACAATATTATTCGTCATGTCTTCAATACTTACATAAGCATTGAATCCTTTATATGATGTGTCAAATTCAAGTAATTGAATAGAAGTATTAACTCCAGCAAATGGTGAAATTGATGTAGTAGATCCAAGTGCAACAGTTGTTAGTGTAGTATTAAACTGACTGCTACCAGTTCCAGTTCTGGATGTATCTGAAATTGCTACAACAGTAGAAGTAACATCATAATATGTCGATAATCCACTATTAGGTGTCAACTTAACTTCAATTTCATTGCCTCTGTATTCAAACTGATATGTTCCAATACCAAGAGAAACATCTTGACTGCTAAAGTTGTCAGTTGCTAATGTTGAGAACTCAATATTATGAATGTCAGTGCCGTCATGGACAATATTAAATTCATCATATTGGAAATATTGAAGATCAGAACTTTCTAAAGTTACTAGAACTTTAGCAGATCTATAGGAGGAATCTATACCTACAATCTTTGCAGATGTAGAAGTTCCTTGAGGTAACATTACAGTTTGAATTCCAGCAAAACCAATTGAATCACTATTCCCAATATAGTGAGTTGCAACTCCACTAATCGTGTCTGAAATAGCATATTGATATCCACTAATGTTAAAATCACTAAATTTATATTCGATTGGATAGAATAGAAGTAATCCATTATCTTCAAATACTCCAACATCAAAATATCCATGAACATCATTAGTTTCAACTCTACCATATTGAGTTAAGAAACCATAAATGTTATTATGAAGTACATTCACAATAATCATCTGCCTTTCGCCAGGGAACTTCTTGTTAGAAGTAAACATTACATACTTTTTGGATCTGAACTTTCTTAAACTAAAAGTATCTACAGTAACGAAAGCAGTTGATCTTGGATTACTATTAAATTCATCACTTATATCATCAACAATAAGAACTCTATTTCCAATAGATTCAAAATAATCAACTAGAATTAGTGAGTTAAATCTAATTTCATCGGACATCTTATTGAGAATGTTATTCTCAGTCACTAAGTCAATATCGTGAACGCAGTTCAAATCATATACTGATGTAAAATCAGAAATGCCAATGAAACCAGATTCATTTTGATCTGCAGCAATACCTGTACTATTAATTCCAACTTGATCATCATCATCAGAAATTACTTGCAATTCACTAAACTTCTTAAATCCAGCAGGGTGTGCCAAAGATTCTACAGGTTCTTTCCAACTACTAATCCCAACTTCAGATTTTAAGGAATATGAGAAGTATTGATAATAGTCACTATCATGAAGTCTTTGAGTTTCTTCATTTAAGAAACCTCTTCTATCATATGGTTTGTATCTGTTATTATTCGATGCACCAACTTCATAAGTAAGTGAGGTAATACCAACGACTTCTGTTAGAGTTCCACTAGATGCTGAAGTTTTTCCTCTAATTACATCACCAATTTGATATCTTTCAGGGAAACTTGTAAATACCTTCAACAACTCATTTTTAATA